CTACCAGTGGAAGGACGGGAAGATTGTTTTCTACGCCGAAGACCCCGAAGCCCAAGCAGTTCAAGGAGTCACTTGCCCAGACCGAATTATCTCCAGCCAAGCCGTTGTCATCCACGGATGTAAAGACGGATCTCTCCATAAAATGGCGCAAGAGAGATTTCCAATGCCGTCAGATTCCACGGGATTAAATACCCCATCGAATTCGATGGGTTTAGAAGTCACAGATGGCGACTTAGCGCCCTACCCAATCCAAGTCCTATGCGAGGCCGTTGGTGTGACTACGAAGGAAAAAAGATTGCGGGCGGTCAAGCAAGCCCCGCTCAAAAAAGCGAAAAAAAAGCGGGTTATCTCTGAAGAAGAGCGCGAACGCCGCAGGCAATCTATGTTGGTGATTTTGCAAAGAAAGCGTGAACGAAAGGCCCAATCGGCTGTCTAACGCTTCCTATGCACGAAGTCATTCACGAACCATCGGCTGAAACAGCAATCCTTTCCTGCCTCTGTCATGCACCGACAGAGGATCAACGCGAGATTCTTTTATCAATCAAGGAGGATCATTTTTACCTACAGGAGAACAAGATCATCTTTCGGGCGATCATGCGCTGTATTGCCAAGGGGATGCAGGCCGACATCATCAATGTCAAAGGAGAGATCGAAGCTGCCAACGAATACGATATCGTTGGGGGTGAGCAAAAGATTGCCGAAGTGGCAACTTCGTGTGTAGCCCACAATAACTGGAAACGCTATTATCCCAAGCTGGAGGAAGCCCGATACAGAAGATCATTGGAATACTTAGCCAACGATATGGTTCACAAGGCCAGAGACCGCGAACTAAAGATCGAAGAACTCAAGAACTGGTCTGAAACCACAGTGATGCGGGCTGACTACGAGATCGATGACGGCAACAAGCTTTCTATCGTCAATGCCCTAGACCGCGCTGCTCAGAATATCGAATCTACAATTGCTGGAAAACCATGTATTGGCATTCGCACAGGGATAACCCCATTGGACGATTTGCTAATGTTTGGCTTGCGCGGAGGAGATATGGTTGTCTTGGCGGCAAGACCAGCAGTAGGCAAGACAGCAAGCGCCCTTCAGATTGCCGAAAACGTAGCCCTCAATCAGAAAAAGCGGGTGCTTATCTTCTCATTGGAGATGACAAGCGTTGCTTTGATGGAACGCATGATCCGCTCGCGGGCGCGTGTGGGTGCTGCCGATATTCTCTCTGGTCGAGTAACCCCGCATCAAAAGCAATCTCTAGGACGGGCTGTTCAAGAAATCCAAGGCTCGGAGATTATTTGCGATGATAGCTCGGCAAAGTCTATCGGCTATCTCAAGGCTGTAGCCCGCCGCGCCCACCAAAGAACACCCCTAGACCTCATCATCATTGACTACCTTCAATTGGTCAAAGGCGACAGCAAGCGCGGTAAAGACAATCGCGTGTGTGAAGTTGAGGAGATTAGCGGGGGCATCAAAGATATGGCAAAGACTTTAAAAGTACCAGTTTTGGTACTGGCTCAACTTAATCGCGATCCCGACAAGCGCGGAGGACGCCCAAGCCTTTCAGATCTCAAGGGTTCTGGAGCTATTGAACAAGACTCTGATATTGTTATCATGCTCCATAGTGAAGAATCCCAAGATCACGGACAAATGCCCACCATGGAATTCATTGTTGGCAAGCATCGTGACGGCCCTACTGGTGTGGCCAATATGTATTTCAACAAAGCGATTACTCGCTTTGAGCCTGCTTAGACTTCCAGCAGAAATCTGGGAAGTCCAACCCTTCCCCGCCCTGTACATCAACTGGTAGGTGGACGCTCACAGCGTTATAGCATCCACAAATCCCACAAGCCTTGAGTTGCATGTCGTAAGAAGTTTTTCTGGCTCCTGCAATGTGTGGAAGCATTCCAGCTATACCCTTGCATCCCCAACATCCAGAAGTAGCTATTTGATGGGGACAGGCTGCACAGATTTTGGCCCTGCGCTCTGCCTCTTCTTGGGAAACAAGCTCAAATTTGCCATTGATAGCAAATTGATACATTGCCTTGACCCATCGAACAATTTGGGGAAATCCAAGGGTTTGTTTTTCTTGGGTGCACGGGACGCAGTTGGAATCGCCAGCAAGTCTTTCGCAAAGATTGTTTTCTATTTGTGAAACAAAATCTATTGGAGGAGTGATTCCTTTTGAGATTAGAAGTTTCTCACAGTTGTTAACCATGTCACTCCAGTCTCCTCCACGAACTGGCTCATTGATAACTGGACAATTAACCAACCAGCCGCCTGCTGGAACACTGCTCTTTTTTTGATAGCAAAATCTTGGACTATTCATTGACTACAAGTTCCGCTTCGTAGGTTGAGTCTTCGGGAATCTTCATGGATTCTAGTTTGGTTGCAATATTAATCTGAATGGCATTCTGTTGATTCGGGCCTTCTGAAAAGTTGATAGATGCAGCTTCAGCAAGCTGTTTGATGTTTCGCATCATGCCAAGAGCCTCCATGCCGTCTAGGTCTTGCGCGGCATCAGCTGCTTTAACCAACACTTTGCCAGTTAGAAACTTGATTGATTTTTTCATAGTCTCTAGTGATGCCGTGATTTCCGACATCAAGGTAGGCACACCATCGTCTTCCCAAGGGGCTGGAGATTGCTCGTTGGTAAGACGCTCACGGCACTGAATCCAGCGTTGAGTATCGCGCCATAAACAAACAGTTGATTCACTGACCTTTAGTTCTTCGGCAATATCTTTCAGCGTCCGCCCCGAACAATACATGGAAAATCCCTTGATGCATTCAAGCCTGCGTCTCTTGTCCATCTCTTCCATTTTGGCTGGAGGCGGAACCAAGGCTATAGGTCTTTCAATATCCCAAGGATAAAGGTTTTCTTTTTCGGAATTATCTTTCCAAATTTTGACATGGTCATCCCATTTCTCACTATAGATCAACTTTTCTAGCGTAGCTTTGTGCTTGGTTTCCAAAGCCTTCATCACTTCTGGCATGTCCCTGCCAGCGGCATAAAGCCTAAATGCGTTTTGTTTTTTAAGTCGGTTTTCTGGAGCATCCCAATCACGCTCTCCGCTCTTGCGCTTTTTCTGCATCCAGATTAGTTTAGTAGAAATTTCTCAAATGGCAACAGTTGATCAGGGGATAGAAAAATACGGTAGGTTGTGGTTACCCAAAGACGGACAGGCAATTACGCCGATCCGTATTGAGATGGACGCTTTCTTACAAGGTTTGACCCCAGAAGAGGGAGGATTAGGTAAGGCCCGACATTACAGGAATATTGTTTCAGCTATTTGGCCAACCTTTCAATGGCATAGATGGGCAGAATTGAGCGCACAAGCATTTTGTAACCAGACTTATGAGGTTGATGAAACTACGGGCAATAGATTTGTCAGAAGCGTGACGGGTCTGGCTGGCGGAACGGACTCAGGAAAGTCTTATGGAATGGCCGCATTTGCGCTTGTCAATTGGTTCTGCGATCCAATCAACACGATGACCATTGTGGTTTCTACGAGTAAAATAGATGCCAAGCAGCGTATTTGGGCAGCACTGGTCAAGATGTACCGCGAAGCCCGAAACATGGGATTAGCCTCTGGCAGGCTCATTGAGTCCATGGATATCATCAAGCTATCAGACGAAGAGGGGGCTATTATCGACCCCGAAACGGGGGTAAGTGACGCATCCTCCATCATGCTCCTAGCGGCTGGCGACGAATACAAGGATGATGCCCAGAAACGGCTTCAAGGTAAAAAAAATCGTCGTATCGTGTTGATAATAGACGAGTTACAAGACTGCTCTGCATCCGTAATCAACGAAGCCGTCTGGGGGTTCAAGGGCGCACAAGAACTCTATATCGTCGGCGCTGGGAACCCGTCTTCCATCTTCGATCCACACGGAAAATTTTGCGAACCTATCAAGGGCTGGATGAGCGTGGATGAGGAAACCCCCAACTGGAAGATACGGGTGGCTGGTATTGAGGGCGTGTGCATCCGATTTGACTCTGAAAAAGACAACCCCAACCAGCAATCCTTCGATGCTGGCAAGGGACTGCGCTATCCATTCCTTCCAAAACCCAATGATGTGGCTTTGGCCCGAAAAGAGCTTGGAGAGCTTAATCCTCAATATTGGAGAAAGTTTAGAGGATTCTGGCCTCCAGCAGATGCCGATGATTCCACGATTGTCTCTGATATTCTACTGGCTCGTCATGGGGCTTTGGACAAGCCAATATGGGACGGAACCCCGAAAGATATCGCGGGTATCGACCCAAGCTACACAGAGGGAGGCGACAGGTTTGTCTTCACTCATCTCAAGTATGGGCGACTAATCTCTGGGAAGTGGGCAATAGCTGTTGAAAAACAGTATGTCCTGAACCGAAGGGCTGGGTCTCAGGAAGACTTTCAATACGAGATGATCCAGCAAATCCATGATCTATCTCTAAAATTGGGGATACCAAATCAATGGATGGGCGTTGACGCTTCGGCTGGTGGTATTTTTTGGTCTATTGGAGAACGAGAACTTCTAAAAGGTTGGCATGCAGTAAGTTTTGCGGGAGCGGCGTCAGATCTCCCTGTCAGCGCCCAATACGCCATGAGAAACGAGGCTACTGGAAAACCCCAAGTCGGCAAGGAATTGTTCCACAACATGGCTTCCGAACTCTGTTTTGCTGCTCGTTATTTCTTGGAATGCGAGCAACTTAAGGGGATTACGCCCGATTTGGCTTGGGAGATGACTCAGAGAAAATATGTGCGCCGAACCCGAAAGATCATCATTGAGTCCAAGACCGACATGAAAAAGAGGATTGGAAAGTCTCCCGATTTATTTGATTCATTTGCAGTAGGATTGTTTGTTGCCCGCAAGGTATTCGGGGCCATGGCTGGAAGTGAGGCGATTGAAGAAAAGAATCGGCTCAACAAAGAATCATTCAAGAAACTCAAACAGTCCTTGACTCTAAAGAAGAATTGGTAGATTCTATTTAGCATTTATGGCTCAACTACCGATTGCCGAAGCTGATATCTGTATTTTTCAGGGGGCAACATTTAATCAAACTTTGTTTTATGAGACTGGAGAACCTTCGGCTCCAGTCAATCTTTCTGGCTATACGGCCAAGATGCACATTCGGTCAAAGCCCGAATCCAAAGCACTAATCCTTGAACTATCGACTGATAATGGTAGAATCATACTGAATGAAACTACTGGATCTATTAGGTTGTTTATTTCGGCGTCTGACTCGGCGCTTCTCTCGGTCTGTGATAAAGCCGTATATGACCTTGAGCTTACAACAGGGGCCGTCACAACCCGCATTTTACAAGGCAACGTAATTATTTCTCCAGAGGTAACCCGATGAGCAAGATTTGCATACCCATTCCTTCCAGCAGCGTTATTGGAGTTTCCTCAACTCCAATCAATACTCCAAGCATTAATATTCTTCGTGTTGAGCCATCAATCACGGGTCTTACTGGAGGCGCGGCCACAGACCTTGACTCTCTAAATACGGTCAGCGGAACATACGCTGTTGGTATTGTGGTATTTGTGGTAATTGCAGGAGTTCCAGCCATCTATCAACTAACCAATGGCACTGACGCCGAAAACGAACCATTTGTCATTCGTCCCAACGACTATGATAGCCAGACTGGAACAAAGCGTGTTTGGAAGCGATTAATGTAAAATGAAAATTATTCTCTCACTTATTATCAGTGGAGCCTTGGTTGTTTCTGGCTTCGGACAAACCCGCAATGTGTTGGTTGGAACAAATAATACTGTTGTTCAGCCAACCAATTTTTGGAGCGCCGATGCCTCTAATGCTCGTTCTGGCCTTGGGCTTGGTAGCGCGGCCACAAATCCCGCATCCGCATTTCAGCCTTCTTCTTCCGCGCTTTCAAATATTGTCAGTGGAGATGGTTCTTCTCTGAGCAATTTGGCGGCATCCAATATTGTTGGAATACTGACTCTTAGTCGCGGAGGAACATCGGCCACAAATGCCGAATCAGCAAGGTCTAGCCTTGGTCTTTCATTCTCCGCTCTTACAAACACAAATGCTGTTAACTTCAGAAGCGCAATTCTTCCAAGTTATTCTGGAAATACCAATAAGGTTCTAGCAGTAAACTCCAACGGAACTGACATCGAATGGGTTACCCAGACTGGTGGAGGATCAATAACTTCTGGAATTATCGCTATTACAAATGGCGGAACAGGAGCAACCAATGCCGCCCAAGCAAGAACCAACTTGGGATTAGGCGCAACAAATGTTGTTCAGTTTCGCAGATTAGAAGTTTTGTCTGGAACTAATGCAAGTATTTGGCTGCAAGATGAAAGTCGAATTGAGGGAGACGGCGTTCTTTATATTTCTGGTCAGTTAATATTTGAATCTCCTATTGAATTCCAATATAATGACACCCTTACTCCCGCCACCACCCGCACAAACCTTGGCCTTGGAGCAACATGGCTTACCAATACCAATGTCACTAATTTCCGCACGGCGATTGGATTGGGGGCGACAAATAATGTTGCCTTTAAAAATGTTATTGCTGAAAGTTTTAGAGAAACAGATGATGAGTCTTACATTTCTTTTCAAGATGAATTTTTAAGGTTATATGCAGATGGTGCAGTAGTTTTTGATAGCCCTGCTTCTTTTAGCGGTTTAAATACTAACGCCGCAGCCACCACCCGCACCAACCTCGGCCTCCCCCTCCCAGCCCTCACCAACACAAACAATGCCAGCTTCATACAGGCCGTTCTTCCGTCCTATACTGGAAATCAAAGCAAGGTTCTTGCCTTAAATTCCAGCGCCAATGGCCTTGAGTGGGTTGCTGGAGGATCTGGACTTGCTATTCCGATTGCTATTGTAAACGGGGGCACTGGGGCAACCAACGCCGAAACCGCAAGAACAAATCTTGGACTAGGTGCTGCTTGGTTGACTAACACTGTTCTGACGAACTTCAGAACAGATATAGGGCTTGGAACCGCAAATGCAGTTACATTTGGTTCTGCCAATATTTTGGGAGTATTGTCTGTTACTGGCGCTGTTACTTTTGGAGAGCCAGCACAAACCCGCACTAATCTTGATTTGTCGCTTATAGCCTTAACCAATACAAATAACGCCAATTTCAGAACAGCGATTGAGCTTGGGCCAAATAATAATGTTAAATTCGACACATTAGCATTGTATGCGCTTTATAAAGAAGCATCGACAAATCTTTCCATTAATGTGACAGATTTGTACTTGGCAAATACAAGTGCCTTTTCGGGGTCTGCGCTTAATTGGGGAGGCTCAAATAGTGTACTCCTTGGGCTTCCTTTATCTTTTGGGACAAACACACACGCTGCAATCACCCGCACAAATCTTGGTGTTCCTTCTTCATTTGGCAGCGGAACCAATTCTGCTATCGGTGGAGGATTACTAAACACGGCAAGCGGAATCGGTTCTTTTGTTGGAGGAGGATTAGGTAATGATGCTTCTGGTCAAAACTCTACAGTTGTTGGCGGAGATTCTGGTTTAGCTTCAGGACAGGGATCAGTAGTTGTTGGAGGTTATCAGAATTTTGCCACAGGAAGCTTCTCTTTTGCCGCTGGAAATAAAGCAAGAGCAACCAACAGCGGTTCTTTTGTTTGGGCAGACAACCAAAATAATTTGGCATCGACTTTTTCTTCTGTCGCAAACGATAGTTTCAATGTTCGGGCGTCTGGCGGGTCTTACTTCAATGAGGGGACTTTCTATGTATATAAAACTAATGTCGGCCCCTTTGAGGGACTGCTCAATGTATTGAACAGCAACAATACAACGCTTTCCAATGAAACATTATTCCGTGTCGGGTTAGCCGAAGCTACAAATAGGTCAGCACAATTTGGATTCCGTGTGGCCCGCACCAATAATGGAGGCGAGGGTTTCGCTGTATTCAGCGTTTTTGGATACAATGCCCTTATGATGATCGGGCCATCCGATCGCTCGCGCTCCAATAGCATCACAAATACCAACGCCGCTATAGAAGCCGATATCTACTCTATCTCAACAACAAACAAGGTCATGACGCTAATCACCACCAACACAGGAGCCATGCAAATGCATCGTCCAATTGGTTTTAATACCAATGCTTCCGCTCCAGCAAATACAACCAACGTTGTTGGATGGATTGAATTTTATGTCGGAACCAATTCTGTAAGAGTTCCCTACTATCAATGACCAATTACTGGAGACTTGAAAGAGATATCGAAATCGTCCAAGGAAAAACATGGACGGCAAAATTTCGTTATCTAACAAAGTCATGCAAGGGTAAGTCTACTGTTCCAGTCAATCTTTCTGGATACGGGGCAAACATGGTTATTCGGGAGTGCGCCAAGGATAGTGCTACATTGCTCACGTTGACTTCTGGAAACGGGATTACGCTTGGAGGAACCGCTGGCACTATCGAAATTGAAATCACCGCCACACAGGCTGCAAATCTTACAGCAGGAGACAACGTCTACGAAATCGAACTATACCAAGGCTATACCTATATTGCATTCGCCACTGGTAAGGCCAAGGTCTATCAGGAGATTGCCCGATGAGCCAAGAAGTCATTGAGGTAACAGAGAGGGAGATTGAGGTTATTGAGATCGTTGAGCGCGGCCCCGCTGGGCCGACTGGCCCGCAACCCGATATCAACTATGAGGTAGTTTCAAGCGCCCGAACCATAGAAGCGGCAGACCTTATAGCTGCCGATACATCTGGAGGGGCGTTTACTCTTACTTTGCCAGCAAACCCAAGTAATGGTGATGCGGTAGATATCTTCGACTTTTCTGATACTTTCGACACCAACAATCTGACCATCGCCCGAAACGGAACAAAGATTGAGGGAATTGAAGAGAATTTAGTATGTAACGTCGAAGGAGCTTACTTCACGATGATCTACACGGGGGCTACCCGTGGATGGCAGATTCTTCCGCGCTATGGCACTTCTGGCGGTGCTGGAGAATCCACGCTTACCACAACTGGTGATATGCTCTATCGGGCTACAGGCGTCAATGCCAGACTCCCCATAGGAACGGCAGGACAGGTTCTAAAAGTAAACAGCGGAGCAACAGCACCCGAATGGGGAACCATCTCTACAGCGCCAAGCGGCCCAGCAGGAGGAGACCTAACGGGAACTTATCCCAATCCAACTTTAACGACTACGGGCGTAAGCGCGGGAACCTACACCAAAGTTACTGTTGACACCAAAGGACGAGTTACTACTGGAGCTACAGCCACTCCAGCAGATATTGGAGCAGCGGCAGCAACCCATGCATCAACCCACGCAGATGGTGGATCGGATTCTATCCAACCATTTGCTGGAGTAAGATTTGATACAGTCAGCCCCGATGGAACCCCCTCGGTTGGGCAGATGGTTTGGAACGACGATGACGGAACAGTTGATATGCTTCTCAAGGGAGGTAATGTCAATATGCGCGTTGGCCAATCTTCCATCCATCGCGTCTACAACGATTCTGGTGCGTCCATAGCAAAGGGTAAGGTTGTTTATATCTATGGATCTCAAGGTCAAAGAACCACTGTTCGTTTGGCCGATAATGATACCGACACCACATCAGCCAGAACATTTGGATTTACCGCCGAAGCCATAGACAATGGTCAGTCTGGATTTGTTATTTCTGAAGGTGTTTTGAATAACATCTCTACAAGCGGTTTTGCTGATGGAACCATACTTTGGCTTGGAGATGATGGAAACTATGTCGGAACACGACCAACACAGCCAGAGCATGGTGTATTTTTGGGTGTTGTGGTTAAAGGAAACAGCGTTGGAGCGGGATCCATTTTTGTAAAAATTCAAAACGGGCAAGAGTTGGATGAACTCCATGATGTATTAATCACAAGCGCATCGGCTGGACAGGTGTTGGCCCGAAACACAGGAAATACCTTGTGGGTTAATAAAACTCTGGCAGCAGCAGACGTAGGTGCAGCCGCCGCCTCCCACACCCACGGCAACCTAACCAATGACGGCAAAATCGGCACCACCGCCAACCTCCCGCTCAAAACAGGCACAAACGGCGTAGTCGAGGCGGGTTCATTCGGCACGGCGGCAGGGAGCTTTTGCGAGGGCGACGATGCGCGGCTTTCGGATGCGAGGACGCCAAGCAGCACCCTCGCGCACAAAGCCTCTCACGCCACAGGCGGCACGGATGCGCTGGTTCCGAGTGATATTGGGGCGCAGTCGATATTCCTCACCGAAGACCTCGGCACAATTACCGCCAACGTCACACTTACCGCCGCCCGCGCAAAAATTTACACGGTCACCGTCAACACGTTTGATACGCCAACACCAAACGTCCAGCTACCAACAACAAATGTGCAGGCTGGCGATGTTGTGCAAATTCGGTTCACAACTTTCACGGGGCGAGAAATGCCCGTTCGCAATGGCAATGGTAGTTTTTTGGGTAGCAGTCTAACAAATGGGCAGCGAGCGACTTACATTGCCGCATCAACATCTAACGACAGTTGGGCCGAAGACGGAACAAATCGACACACCCACGTTGTCGCAGACGTTACAGGCGCAGCCGCCGCTGGCTCCATCACCACCTCTGGCCTAACGCAAGCCACCGCAAGAATTTTAGGCCGCACGACCGCAAGCACAGGTGCCGTCGAGGAGATCCAAATTGGCTCGGGCCTTTCGCTGTCGGCGGGGGAGTTGTCTTCCACTGTCAGCGCGGGCATCCCTGCTACTCTGCTCGACGCCAAAGGCGACCTCATCGTGGCCTCGGCAGCGGATACGGCGGCACGGCTGGCGGTGGGCGGCACCAACGGCCATGTGCTGACGGTGGACTCGGCAGAGGCCACGGGGATGAAATGGGCGGCGGCGGCAGGCGGCATCACCGCAGTCGGCGCATCGACCGCCGATGTGTTGAGCGTGTCGGGGTCTGATCTGGTTGCCGATGACGGCGGCACCATAAACGGATTTAATCCTGCCGTGGTCTGGGACGATGCCGCTGGCAAATTGGTGTATGCCAACCCAATGACTCGTAGTGGCGCTTTTGCCATCGGATTGCAGCCCACCACCACGGCGTTGGGAACAAACGCCATTAGCATACAACCCGCCAGAGGATTGGGCACGGGCAGACTTGCCTCTGCCCTTAACACCATTGCGATCGGCGAGAGCGCAATGGCAAGCGCAGAGGGCGCAAATGCCATTGGCTACAGGCCCAGCGCGACAAATTTTTACGCCACCGCCATCGGCCAAGAATGTGCGGCTTCAGGAGAAGACTCGGTTGCACTCGGCGGATACTTGGCGAGCGCCACCGCCAACAACGCAATCGCCATCGGTCGGCAGACAGCGGCGAACTTGCGGTCAATGTTTTCCACGCGAGCGTTCAACTCGGTGTATTGGGGCGGGCAAACGACAAACGCGACCGCCACCATACTCAACTTAGACGCGACAGCGACCAACCGTTTCACCATCGCCGCCTCGACCGCCTTGGCCGTAGACATCCTCTTGGTCGCCCGCCGCTCGGACACGCAGGACAAGTGGCTCGTCGCCCGCCGCTTCCTCGGCATCCGCCGCGATGGCAGCAACAACACCTCGCTCATCGGTAGCGTGCAGACCCTCGGCGTTGATCAAAGCGCAGGCTCGCCAACATGGACTTTCGCGCTGACCGCCGACGATACCAACGAAGCCCTGCAACTGGAAGTCACAGGCGCGGCCTCGGAAACCGTTCAATGGCGGGCCACCGCTTTCTATCGTGTTGTCTAACATGAATACCTTCGACATCTACAACGTCCTCCTCGACCAGCCGCGAGCCATTGACGGCAAGACATGGCACGGCTTTTCCTA